CGGTAGTGTCGCCCGTAACATCAGCGGCATACTTGTCCTCGAAAGGGCGGTAATTGGTCATGTAGTTATTGTATTGCTGTGCTGCGACCGAACTGAGAGCGGTCTGCTGCGCCGTTACGGGAGCTTTTCCGGGTCCAGTGCTCATTGTTTTGGAACCTCCCTAGCGTAGACTACTTCCTTAACCTTCCACCCTGTGCGCTCGTAGCCTCTACGTGGGGATGCCATAGTGAGGCAGTCAGCGCCTATACCATTGGCTATTTCGTAGAGTTTGTCCATGTGTTTGCCTTGGGTTACTCCGTCGCCCCATGCCGCCCATATAAACAATTCGGCCTTCCCTGTGAATGGGTTGATCCTCGGGACCGTTACGACGAAGCTCCTATCCTCATCAACGCCATATAGGAAGGCGGTTCCAGTTAGGCAATCATCGTAGATGTCTTGCGGCTCCCAATCCGTGCGGCATCGGGCCTTAATCTCTTCTAACTTCGGCTTCACGAACGACCAGACTTCTTTTATCGGCAAGGCTGTTAACATTTCACGCTCTCTATAGTTTCGGATACTTCGCTTTGACTGCCTGGACAATAGACTGCATCTCTATTAACGCATCTCCGCCTTTAAGGATCGCACCGATTTGGTCGGCAAGGGGAGGGTAACTGTGGATACGAAGAACTCGATAATCCGTTTCAGGAGGATCGAATCCTAGAGGCTTATCTATTAGCTCAAGGGTTGTGAGATCTACGCATTGAGTAAGGTCGTTCGCCTCTCCCTCAACTACAACCTCACCTTCCCCTGCCTGGTTAGAGATCATTTCTTTTGGACAAGAACCGGATCTCAGTATGCGGCCAGTAGATGCTTCGTACACATATACAGCAATCATCATTTCATAGCTCCTAACAGTGTAAGACTCCGATTGCTTATAGTCCCAACATGGCTTACCGAAGCGCATAATACTCTAGCCGTGTAGGTATTACTTCCAGCGGCGGGGCTGAAGTCAGTCAGGCCGTAAGCTTGAGTACCTTGGGGAATAGAGAGTGTATAAGCAACGTCATAAATTACCGTAGCGCCCCGTAATATCTGGATATGCCAAGTGCTGCCTGCGTTTATTGCTTGGCTCGTAGCGAAGAAAGAGAAGTCGATTATGACCGGCTGGCCTTGCGGGTTGATGGCGGCACTTTGCAGGCTGATGGTTGCGCCGGCAGACATCGATACGCCCGCCGCCGTATACATCCCGCCTGGGACCGTTACCTGATTGTCGCCGATCTTCGCGGTAGTGACTTGGAGATCGCCTATCTTTGCGGAAGTAACAGCAAGGTTATCTATTTTTGCCGAACCAACAGCAAGATCGGCTATCTTCAGCGTCGTTACCTGGAGGTCGCCAATCTTTGCGGTTTGAATCGCGGCGGTCTGGATCTGTGCCGAGCCAACATAGGCGTCTCCGGTATAGATTTTATTGCCGTCAATCAGCGTAGTCGTGGGCTTTACCCAACTATTTACGGTAGAGAGGTCCGGGATAACGGGAGCATCGGTTAGGTTGGCGTATCCGCTCGATCCTGCCGCGAAGACAACTGCGCCCCGAAAGGTGCCCCCGTTGAACTCGACAGCTCCGCCCTTATCTACTTTCCAACCAGAAGTTCCAGGAGAATAGGAAGAACTCTGGATCACGTTGTCAATGTAGGCATTCGTAATTTTGCCGGTCGTAATTATGGCGTCCCAAATTGAGGCGGTACCTGGGACCAGAAGCTTGTCGGCTGATAGGGTTTCAACCATTGCATTCTTGATCGTCGCATTCCCAATTAGCGCGGTATCCATGATGGTCTTGCCACCAGATACGATAAAGGGGAGAATCTGTGTTGCTGGTGCGGCAGGGTCCACAATAAAGAACTGGCCCGCTCTGACGCCGAATGAAGACCCGCCAACACCATTGATGAGCCCAACGCTGGCAACAACTCCGTTGGCGTCAATCTTGATGGTGTACTCGCCCTGAATCCCGTTGATGCTAGTCTGTTGAGTCAAGATGCTTGAGGTATGACCCGCTACCGTAGTTTGAAGAGTTGAGACGGAAGATGCCACGGCATCAACCGCCGTCGATCTTGCGCTTTGCTCTGTGACTATTGCCGCCGCATTCCCTGCAACTAGTGTTGCAAGGGCAAGTCTTGCCGTTGCTTCAGCCGAGATAGCATCGGCTCTAGCTGTTTGCTCAGATACCAGAGCGGCGGCGTTAACGGCATCACCTACTACGACTTGAGCCGCTAAATCTAACCTTGCCGTTGCTTCAGCCGAGATAGCATCGGAATTGCTCTTGATATTGAACTGAGCCGTGGCGATGTTTGCCTTATGCTCCAGGCTCACAAGGTTCATCTTATTGCCCATCAGAAGCATATTCATGATGGCAAACGAAGTCTCACCCGAGAAGGCGTCGGCAACGTCAGGGCTAGAGTTATCGCCCATACCGGCCATTGCTGCATCTACATACGAGGTCGTAGTTTTTAACGCAACCTCTCCCGCAAGAGCCGAAATAGCCGTGTTGAAATCGGTTACGCTCACCCGATCAAAAACGGCCGTATGGTTCAAGATGGCGAGAGATCCTGCCGGGGCATCCACGTTAAACTCAAGATCCGAAATCCGGGCCTCGATGTCAGTTGTGACGTTGGCCGTCGCCAGCAAACTTATCTGCCCGGTAAGGGGATCGACATGCACCGTGGCGCTGGAAATGTTCTGCTCGCGCATGAGCCCTAAAAACTGCTCATTGTACTGACGGGCGATAAACTCAAGTTGGTTATCCGCCAAGTCGGAGATAATGGTCTGTAGGCCACTTCCCGGCGCGTCAATCAGGTCTATCCTTGAAGCAAGGTCGCCGTAAAGCTGCCCCTTCTTGATTTGACCGGTCAGGATCTCCAGTACATAAGTTGGATCATCTGCCGTTGAACCGGGAGTACCAGCGATGGCGTTGTACGGACCCTTAATGCTGGCAACGCTGACGATCCGTACCCAATAATAGTAGGTAACGGAGAGCGACGACAGAGGGGGCTTGTCGGCGTACATGGCTGACTGCGTAGTGCCGACCCGTGCAGCCACACCAAGATCATTAACAGTCGCCCGGTAGACCTCCACGTAGGCCAGATTCTTATACCGTGGATCGTCCCAAGTTAACATGATGGCGCTGAAAGCACCGGTCACAGCAAACCCGGTGATCTGCGGCGGCATTGTCATATCAAGGTAGGGGGCATTGGGCGTGAGTGTGCCATTCTGCCCTCGACCGAATAACCCTGTGCCGGTCAGGTCGCCAGCCGATACGAGCCCACCTACCTTATCGAGCCAGGATTTTAGAGCGGTAAAAGCTTTCTTGACTTCTGGATCGACCTTAGACGAAAGGGACGGTATGTTTGGAGTATCAGGCATCGCAATCCCCTTCGCTGCTTACTTCTTCGCCTTTTCTGCGGGAGACGCCGGGTTTTCTGCCAGCTCCATCCTGTAAAGTTCCTGCTTCATAAACTCCTGCCCTGACTGCACCCGCGCCTGTTCCTGCGCTGCCTGCAACTGCTCGGTTGCCTGTTGCTGAATCTCTGAAAAGGTAGAGAACGCAACTTTTATGGGCTGCTCGTTGAGCGCATTCAGCGCTATGTTAACTTGGTCGAGAGAGAGATTGAGATTAATTCGATTGGTCTGTGCTTGCATTGGCGTTGGCTCCATTATTTTTTTAGTTTAAGTTTATGCACCATAACTGCTATCTCAGCCCAGCTGTTAGCTCTAGTGCCGCGAGTCTTATCAGTGCGTCCTGTAAAGCGGCCGTTAAGAGAGGAATAAGTTTGGCATCGTCTAGGCCTTGGTAGATCGGCTTACCTTCGGCATCTACTTCGTCTTTAATGCCCGTAACAGCTCTTGGGACAAGTGCCTGTACTTCGTGGGCCACGAACATATCTACCGTCTGGCCTGGAAACTCCTTGTATATACCAGAATATGGTTTTAGCAGCATGACCCTTGTAACAGCGTCAACTATCGGTACGAGTTTATCTTTAAGGCGATAGTCTGAGTATGAGGAATAAGTTGTGGTCGCTCCTGAAATAGACACTAGACCGCGCTGCGACGTACCGGAAAACAACGACATTACTTCGCCATCGGTTGTGCGACCGATGAACGCAGCAGAACCCCCTGCGCGGTGTGCAAATAAATAACCACCGGCACCTGCACCTACACCAACATTATTATTACCATTGGCACCGCCCGAAACTGAAGTGCATCCAACAAGTAGGTTGCCGGAGGAGTCAAATTGCCCCACTAACGCGTCATTCACTGTAAATGCAATTGCCTGCCCTGCGGCAGCATTTACGTGTGTAGTGCCTGCGCCATTTTGGCTAAAAGCATAATTACCAAACGCATCAGACAGTGCTCCGTTACGTATAGCAAACCAGTTACTATTTATCGTTGTGACCGCAGAATAACTGCCATTTGTTACCGTCAGCGCCCCCGTACTAACTGTGCCGTAAAAAACGGCAACTCCCCCAGGTTTCAATACGAGGTTATCGGCAGAAGAAGCGCCTGTTTGGAAATGTATTTCTCCGAAGCTAGTAGTGTCGGTTGGGCGACCAGTAATAATTAAGTTGCCACCAGTATTATAAGGGGCACTCCCTGTACCATTTGACACTGTTATGCCTGGACTATTACCTAGAGTGGGCAATGCACCAGCAATATGCATTATTAGTCCACGGCTTCCGTCTGAAGTGTCAAGAGAGGTAGATGTTAAAGCCGCCGTAGCAACCGAACCGGCAAAATTAGCATTACCTCCAACAAATAACTTCTTGGCGATACCTACTCCACCCGCAATGACCATAGCACCCGTTGAAATCGAGGATGATTCGGTTGTGTCGGAGAAGGAATTGCTCGTAGCAAGACTAGCCTTGGTTGTATCGTTCAGTGACCCGGCAAGGTTAAAGGCGGTCCCATTATAGATGATGATAAACGTCTGCCCGTTTTTGATGTCCGCTGCCCTGAGGGCGGTCCCGTTCGGGCTCACGATGTTCTTAACCCCAAGCCCGGAGACGTTCACCGTGGTCGCCCCGGTATTGTCAGCGGTCGCCTGAAAGGTTATAGGGATTCCCGTCGTATACGAGATCATCGCAGAAGGCGGAGTCAGAGTCAGTGCGTTAGCAGTTCCACCGGCAGCTCCACCATAAACCACTCCGTTTTTATTCAGGAGAGCCGGACAAGGGATATACCGGGTGACGCCCACGGCATCGGACATCGGGTAATAACCAGCAAGCGGGTCCGTTGTAGCAGGAGAGGCGGGAGTGCCATCGATCCTAAACCCCGCTTGCAGGGCTCCGGCGAGCCAAGTCCTCTGCTGATCCTCGCGGGTCTGCCAGGAAGACAGGAGCGCAGTAAGCTGCGAAGCAAGAACCGCATTGGTAGTCGTGGTGAAGTTGCGGAGAATACCGTAAGTGGTTGATGCCGTAGATCCTGTATAGGCCGTCTGGAGGTTGAAGTGGGTATCATCGACAACCAGCGCAATCTCATAGAACTTCGTGCCGTCTACGGTGAAAGCATCCCCAACAGATACCTGAGAGAGAAAGGAAGTGCCGACTCCGACAACGCTGATACTACCGTTGGTGACTGTGACTGTGTTGTAGCGATACCAAGGCGCTCCGGCCATACGTCCTCCTTATACCTGCTGCGCTAACTGCCATGCGCCCACTTCGAAATCTTCCATGCTTTCGACAACGAAGGCACCGGAGATCACATTGGTCCCCGATACTTCAAATTCGACGCTATCTGACAAAAACCCTGAAGGTAGTCGGAAGGGCCGAGCATTTGCTACCGTCTGTGTTAACTTCAAAACCCCATCCGAAAAGAATTTGAACGTCACGGGGTAAGCATCTGCGATTACTTTAGCGGCAGACATGCTGAGTGAACGGTTCATCTGGAACTGTTTTGAGTGCCAGGTGTACGTCTTTGCCGTAGCACCTGCGTCCCACTGATTGATGTCGTTACCAATTTGAAGATAGAGCTTTCCTGTCGCCTGAACAAGAAAGACGGCAGTTGCGTAAATATCCGTTGTCGTGAAGTCTTGCGTTATTGGGTCAAAGACAAAAGCACCCGGAGTCCCGTTGTTATAGAATCCGATGTACTTGCCATCAAATAGACACCCGGTAATGGAACTCGGATTGAAGCTCTGCCAATCGTCCCTTGCCATAATCTTGTCGGTAGCTTTTTGCAGTATTCCAGGGCCAGCTATCCAAAGGCCATCAGGTCCGGGGTAAACAACCGCATACCCCATATCCACCAAGCCCCGCTTAGATACGCACGCCTCGCCTTTTTCGGCCTTCTCCGATGTCATGCTCCCCGGTTCCAAACCCGTTACCACGTAAGGCATCCCAGTGGTCGTAACCAAGATGGACGTACCAAATGCCCCTATTGCAACAAGAGGGTAATCCGTTGGCATCCGGTATTTTATCGGCCAGGCGTGAGGCTGGTATGGTTCCGAAAAACACAATTGATTACCGTAAAAACCCGCAAGACTTCCATTCGGGAGCGCAATTAACCCGGAAAGGCTGGCGGGGGGCATATCCCAATCGAGGGAAGGCAGCACCTCGCCCAATGCCGCCGATGCGATAGTATCGCTGTACGTCGTGTTCGAAACAGGGATTTCCGCTACGAACTGGTATGCCGTTGTTGTGTCACCCGTGTTGGTCCGGTAGATGCGCTTAGTTGCGATATTGAATGAGCCCGATGGTGCCGCGCTCATGCTCGACAGATTTACAGACTGACCGGGCGCTACGTCGATAGTTGCGGAAGCTAGGCAGGGTGCGCCTTCCTCTCCATAGGCTGAAACGTAGGTGTAGATGTAGGCCCGCGTCTCTATCATCGTCACGTCGGTATTGGTTATTGTCCCTGTTGCTGCGGCTGAAGGTGACGCGGCAGGAGCAGGGACACCAAGCGTATACGAGTTGTTCGGGTAATTGGTCCCCCCACCTTGCACGGCGATATCGTTAGCGGTCATTTTAGGTACACCATCGCCCGTATAGTAGACTCTCTCCCACGTATCACCCGCAATCGGGCATTTCACCGCGTTAACATCGGTAAGCCAGTGAAACCAATACTGGTTGGTATACAGGAATAGAGACTGCTTGGTCCCGGTCTTTGTCGGAGCCTGCACGAAAAGTGGAACCTTCCACGGACGCAACGAGCCGGAGCCAAGTTTGCAGTTAACAGCAATCTGCGCGGCTGTCGGCGGCAATAACCTTGGCGCTATCTTTGGCGCTACTCCCCCGAATTGTTCGGCCTTAACAAGCATCGCTTACTGTCCCTGTCCGGCTGCACCGGGGGGGAGATTGGCCGGCTTGGTAGCAAACATGTTCGAAGAAGCGTTGGCACTTTCAGCCTGCTCCTTGCCGCCAAGGGCGCTCAGAAACGCCTTGTAGTGAGTCAGAGCCCTATCCATCTTCCCGGCGAAATCGCTATCCTTTGAGTAGGCCCGGTACAGGACGTAATCGACAAGGCAGCTCTCGTAGATGTCGGAAAGGTCGATGGTATCAGCTAGAGCCGTAACGTCGTTCGGCTCCCTGGTATAGACGATCTCCACGTATGCGGTTGAAGGGAGTGGGGGATAGATATAGAAGTGCATCGGATCTCGGACATCGTAGATGAAATGCTTGACTGCCGCTTGAGTCGAATCAACGACATGCCAATTCCTCATCGTCAGGTCGAGGACTCTTCGCTCAATAGGGATAATGGCAAGGCCCGGCGTAGCCCCGTCTGCTCCAAGATTCCTCGGAATGTCCAGGAGCAAGAGTGCCTGCTTGCCAGTAGTAGAGGGGAGTACCTGCTTTGAACTTCCCGTGACGAGCAAGAAAGATTCGTTGTTGACCAGTGAATTGGGTTTAAGCATGACCACTTCATTCAGGCCACTGTTAACCCACCCGATCACCTCAGAGTTTAGCCACCGGACGCCCTCGGTTCCCTGGTCCTGCATGATGAGTCTTGCTTTGTCGTTTATCATCTGGACTGTAACGGCCATCGGTCTTACTCCTTATCCTGCGAATCTCCACCTAACAGTTCGGTTCGGTCGCAGCCTAACGATCTTGTCCACCAACTCATTCATGGTCTGGACGAAAACCGGGCTCACGATAGAAAACATTCCCCCGATCATCTCAAGGGCCATATCCTTGATAATCGTGTCGAAGAGCCCGTTGAACGGGACTACATCGGTGGATATCACAAGGTCGGCAGGCAGAGCGTAGTAACGCACTACGTAGGTGTACGCTGCGCTAGGAGCCGGGAAGAGCGTCACGTTGCTTCCGATGAGCTGATAGAAGAGCGGTACTCCCGGTACCTGATACTTCCACTCGTCGTCCTCCGGGAGCGGAGACAACTGGTGGACCTGCTGGACTCCCGTGGCGTTCAACTCGTAAGGCAATCCACGGAAGCCAAGAAATCGGTCGTCGAAGGTGAAGTCGGTGTTAACATTGGTGACATTCACCGTCTTCGATGTCTTTAGAAGATCGGATCGATGGAACCAAAGCCGACGAGAAATCACCTCAATGATGTCGTTTAGCTGCTCGTATAACTCCGTCGCGGCATCAGGCTTCCCTGCCAACTTCGGGAGTAACGAGTTGATAATGTCCTGGACCGTAGTAACTGCCATTGCTGCCTCTCTTGAGTGGGAAAGTGAAAGGGGCCGAAGCCCCGATCATTACAGCATTGCTGCCTGGATTTCCTCGCGGGTCACATCATTAAAGCCGGTAAGGACCTTGATGTCGTTCACCTTGGGCTGCGCCGGAAAGCCGCCCTGCGCCTGAGCGTAGTTGGCGATATCGACCTTAGCGATTGCCTGCTTGACAGAGGCGATCCTGACGGCTTCTTCTTCAGCGTCATTCTTAGCCGGTTCGCCGGGGTTGAGCGTGAGAGCTTTTTGCTCCTGTAGCGCCTTGACCTGCGCCTGAAGTTCGGCAATGGTTGTAGCGGCAGAAGCGATGTCCGGCGAGATCGTAGCGGGAGCAGCGTCGGCTGCTTCGGAGAGATCCCCAAAGTAGGGTTCGTAGTTGAGTCCCTTGTAGGTCTCGAAGCCAGAGTGCCAGGGAAGGATTGCGCCCGTGTCGAGGTTCTTGATGAACTGGAATGGTTTTGCCATTTTCGTGTTCCTTTCTTTGAACGGTTAGTGTGCCGCTGCGCCCATCGAGTAGATGGTAAGTGTCGGCGTCCCGCCAACGGCGGTAATGGCGGCTAGGAATGCCCTGGTGTTGGCCTGCGCTATGGTGTTTGTATTGCCTGCCGCCAAGGTGACGCCCGTGCCGGCTGCAAGAGTGATGGCGTAGGCTCCAGCGGAAGTGTTGCGGATCAGGAAGGTGAAGCTATCCCCCACCTTCAGCATCCCATTCCCGAACTGGTTGATGAGCTGTGCTGCCGTAGGAGTGGTTAGCGTGCAGGCGGCAGTTGGAGTGCCAACGACGAGCCCTTCGATCCACGCGGAAGGATTTGCAGCCAAGGCAACTGCGTCAGCGGAAGCCGTATCGGTAGTCGTGGTAATGGGGGTGCGGGCAATCAGGTTGTCGGCCAATGCGACGGCGGCGCGGACGGACCCTACGTTTAGATTCTCGAACTGCATCAGATACCTCCAGTAAACGGTGAAAATGAAGGGGAGGGCGTTACACCCTCCCCAATTTTGGGTTAGCCGAGGTCGATGAGGTTGACGTAGACGTCGTAGCTGCCAGCCGTGGTAATGGCCGTCTCAGCGGTGATCGTGAGGGTCAGGTAAGCGGCGGTATCGGTCGGCTGAACCCGGCCATCGGTAACAGTACCGGCCAGGAGTCCTGCCGTCTTACCGTTTAGCGCACCAGCGATGGTGAGTGCGGCTCCACCGGACGAGCCCATCGTGAGGGTTGACGTAGCACTGGTAGATGCCCGCTTGACATCGAGTCCCAAGTTGAGGACCAGGCACGGGTTCGGAAGCTGTGCGACGATCAGCACATCACCGGCAGCGAGAGCCGCCAAGCCGTTGAGAACCCTTCGGGCGCTCTCTGCAAGCAGGTCGATGCTGAATTTCATTACGCCAGTTCTTCCGACGCCGACAGCCGCAAGGCCCTTCCCGCCACCGGAATAATCGTAAGTAGCCATCTTTAAACTCCTTCTTGGTTTTCTAGTTCAAGCCTCCCCGCATTAACAGGGAGGCTTAGGTTAACGGTTAACTACGACCTACCCCTTTTTGCAGTAGATGTAGCCCATCGCCGGAGACTTGACGACCTGGAAGCCGTAGACGTGCAAGCCCTCCATGACGCTGCCGAAGGTGTTCTGGAGTTCCATCGTGCGGTTCTTCACCAACTGGCTGGCGAAGGTAAGGGCCGACTTGTGACCGAACATGATGGGCCAGCAAGTCGCGGTACCCTCCGCAACGCTGGTGACGTTGTTGGAGGCGTAGATGGTGAAGTTGCTGATCTGGCCGATCTTGCCATTACGGAGGCTCTGATTGCTGGAGTCCCCGGTAAACAGCGCCGAGCGAAGATCGGAGGTGTTGATGAGCGCCTTCGCCCACTCCGGCAGGATCATCCAGCGATCCGGGATCGGGACGTTCTGCTCCGACAGACAGGCATCGCAGTACACGATGTAGTCCAGAATATTCGCCTTGGTCAGCGTGACCAGGTTGGACCCGTTGGTCCCCGGTGCGCCCAGGTTGTAGGAAGCGGAGATCTTCCCTGCGGTAAGGCCCTGGTTAGCGGCATCGGCGCTTGCCCACATCGCATTGATAACCGAGCGGTCGATTGCGATACCGAGCTGTTCGGAGGCGTCCTGCGCCCATTCGTCCAGAGCGTTGATGTCGTTCTGGAGTTTGTCGATGTCGTCGATGCCGATGGAGTAAGCCTTGGCATAGTTGATGTCGAGTTCGATGTTGGGCGATTCCGGGGTCTGACGCTTCTCGGAAAGGTCCATGCCCTTCGTGTAATCGAAGACGGCAACGTCGGGCCGAGTCCTGATGAGGATCTTGTCTCCGACCTTGGAGATTTCACCCTCATAGTCGCGGTTGGCGATTTCCCCGAAAACGGTCTTCGCGTAGAACTTGATGAGCAATTTCTTCGCGTATAACGCCGGGGTGTACTTGCTGGCGCTGGTGCTTCCCAGGTCAGGGTATCCTGCTACTCTGTTGATGGACATCGCGGTAACTCCTTATTTCCTTATGAGTTCCCGGCTAAATAACCTTTCCTTCCGAATAGGCTTTGGTGATTTCAGCCTCAAGATCTACGGCCTGTTTGCCCTTGATCCGGCCTGCGGCGATGTCGTCCAGCGCCTTGCAAGCCTCGTTGTGGGTCCAGACTTTTCCCTTGTTGGCGTCGATCTCGTTGCCAGTGGCGCTCCCTCTTTTCGTGGGTTGCACTAGGGCGAGCCGTTCATCGACAGGTGTTTCGGTTTTTACCGGGGCTGCGGTTTCGTTGAGATGCGCGTCGTAGTCGTTGAAAACCTTTGCGACTCCGGCAGCGTTGCCCCCGTGGTACGATTCGTTGAGAAGCTGGTTAAGGGTCTTACCGGAATAGGGCTCTACGGTGACTTTCGACCAGTCGATGAAAGCCGGATCGTTGTTCAGCCGCTCCCAATTCGGAGAAAGCCCGGCGATAGTGGAATGGAATACGTCGCGGCCATGAGCTGCGTTTTCTTCGCGCAATGGCCGTATTTCGCGCTCCGTCTTTTCGGCGGCTGCTTCGAAATGTGTTTCCGCGTATTCCTGGCCGAAGTCCTTGAGCATCGATTGATAAGCTCTGGTGCTTCGGTCCTCGTCCGTAACGTAGGGGGAGACGTAAGCCTTCCCGTCTGCGCTACCCTCGCCGCCCTTAACCTGGATCACTTCTTGAAGCTGGCGCTTAAGCGATTCGACTTGGCCTTTCAGTTGCGCGTTCTCGCCCTGGAGCCGGGGAATTTCCGCGTTGTACTTGCCGGTGAGCGTGTTATGCCTCTGCTCAAGAGCCGCATATTTTTCCTCAAGTCCGGGTGTCGCCGTCTGCTCTGCCTTGGCCTGCCTTTCCGCCTGCTGCGTCTCCTGGAGTTTTGCGGGGTCGGTTTCGTTTCCGGTGTCCTGCAGTTCTCCAGGGCGCTGTTCCTGCCCCTGCTTGATGAGTGCTTCCAGTTCTGCAACTTCTCTTTCTGCTTTTTTAACGGGGTCTTCGTATGCCATCGTCCGTGCCTCTTTCTGCCGCCGCCGTAGCGGTATGGCCTATAAATGCCGGGGTCCGTGGTCGGGTGTCCCGGTCAATTTCATGTTGGCAAATCTTTTCTTCCAAGCTGGTTGGTGTCAGAAGGCGCCCTGCATCTTGCCAGGTGGTCTCAACGTATCCTTCAACCTCTCGATGCGTTCCCGCTCCCGCTCCTGCTTGATGCTGTCGAAAGCCGTTTCAATGCCGTCAATGATCTTGTTGAGCCGTTGCGCCTCGCCCTGAAGCCAGCGCAACCGAGTCTCGTCCGCGCATACGATGGACGCTGTTAACACCTCTCGGAGCTGGCTTTTAAACCATTCGTGAATCAAGCCATCCTTCAGGTCGTGTAGTTCGCTGGCGATAGCTTTAGCTTCGCTTGTCACGGCTTAACTCCCGGCTGGTTCTGGTGAAGGTTATTGTCGGTCCCGCCCTGCGGAGCGCCCGAGTTATCGAGTTGCCTCGGTGCCGGAGGGGGCGGCTGCTGGCCGGACGCTGATGGAGCCGCCTGCTGTGCAGCCTGAGCCTGGATCTGCTTTGCCAGTGCTTCGATCTGCTTCTGAAGCTCCGGGTCGTCCCCTATCTCCATGTCAAGCTCTTGTGCCTGTTTCATGAGTAGTTTGGATCGGTTCTTGAGCCCAATAAGCTGTGCGTCCATCGGATTGGCCGTTGCCGCCAAGAACTCAGTACGCCTTACGATCTTCTGCTCTTTAGCGACCAGGGCGCTTGAGCCTCGGACGACAATCATGCAATCACCCTTCAGGTTGTCGTCGGGGTCGTACATCATGTTGTAGTCGTAGAGCCGTTCAAGGATCGCGGAGTTCATTTTGTCTAGGTGCGAGATTACGGCCTTAATTCCACGGCTGGCGTTGGTCATGAGCATGGATAGGCCGGATGATGTTGAACCGGCTCCGCCAAGTGCCGAGTTGCCGTAGGCCCATCTCGGTACGCCCGTGCTGTCCTCGGAAAGCGCGGAAAAGAACTCAAAGACCTTCAATAGCGATTCAACGTACATCTGCGGCTGGTTGAACCTGACAGCCGGGCCGTCGATCATCTGTTGATTCGTCGTCTGCCAGATTTTCCAAGGCCAAAGTTCTTCGGCATCACCAAGGCAACGATCCGTGTTAACTTCCACTTGAGGGCCAGAGGCAAAGGCTGAGTTATTCACTATCGACCGCGCTACGGCGTTACATACGTCCTGGCAGTCGGCCATAAGTTCAGGGATTCCCTTGCCCCAAAAGGAGCCAGGTATCCGTTCGTAGGAATCAACGCTGTACGGCTTCCGCCCTAACTTGTCGGGGTTGAGCAATGCCCTGACGGTATAGCTGCCGATCTGTACGGCGTTAACTTCGTACTCCATCTCTGGGTCGATGCTCGCGGCGTTCATGCCCCAATCAATTAGGAGCTTGCCGGGAACGGAGCCCCAAAACTCTAGCGTCTCGATCTTGTGACCCTGAGTGAGCGAGAAGGTTGTCCCGAACTCGATCATTGCCCGGTCAGTATCAGTAGGGAGCCATTCGCGCCGGCCAGCATCGCCGTATGCCTGGATCGCCTTACGCAGTTCTATTTCCGAGTAGCCTGGTACACCAATCATGGCGAGAAGGTCTGTCTTCGTGTACGAATGCCGCTCGAATAGGTATCCGTCGTCGGGGTTCCGAGAGTCAGGAGCCGGATAGATGTCGAAGGGATTAACTCGGTCGAACTCCGGTACGATTTCATCGACAACATTGATCGACCACTTACCTGCGACCGCCTGCCATTTCTTAACCTTCCTACGCCTGAGAACTGGTCCCTTCAAGATTCCAGCTTTGAGTGTTACGAGGTCGCTAATGACGGAGCCGAAGGAGTCATGCCAGCCGCCTTGCTCCATCTGGTCGGCCATCTTGTTTTCCATTCGGTCGGCGCGTTGCTTCGCCTCGTCCTGGACCTCCTTAAGCGCCTGGTCAACTCGCGTCTCTTTGTAGG